AATATGTTGGCGAATGAAATGTACCTAGACTCAGCAGACATAAGAAAAAACATTGTATCATTAGCAAAGATGATTGGTTATACGCCAACATCATGCAGAGCTTCAAGTGCAGAGTTGTCGGTAAAAATTAATAATGTTACAAACACAACAACATCTATTACAATGGATAAGGGAACAGTTTTTACATCTTCAATTGACGGAACAAGTTATCAGTTTGTGACTAATCAAGCATATACAATTCAACCAGACGCTGGTGTTTTTCAGTTTTCAAATGTAAATGTTTTTGAAGGAACTTTAGTAACTTTTAAATATACAGTTGATACAACGGATCCTGACCAAGCATTTAATTTACAAAATAATAATATAGATACATCTACATTAAAAGTAACAATACAAAATTCATCAAGCGACAGTACACAAACTGTTTATAATCTTGCAACAGGTTATTCAGATTTAACTGACACATCTAATGTTTACTTTTTACAAGAAGTTGAAGATGGCAAATTTGAAGTTTATTTTGGTGATGGTATTTTAGGTAAAAAATTATCAGACGGCAATATTGTAATATTAGAATATATTGTAACAAATAAAACTGAAGGAAATGGAGCAAGTGCGTTTAGTTTATCTGGCGACATTGACGGTTTTTCAAATGTATCAATTACAACTACATCAAATGCAGCTAACGGTTCAGAACCACAAACAAAAGAATCAATCAGATATAATGCACCTTTACAATACACAGCACAAGATAGAGCTGTTACTTCAAAGGATTATGAAACAATCGTAAAGTCGGTTTATCCAAATGCACAATCAGTAAGTGCTTGGGGTGGTGAAGATGATGAAACACCTCAATATGGTGTTGTTAAAATTGCAATCAAACCTATTTCTGGTTCTGTATTGACAACATCTACAAAAGAAACAATTAAAAATCAATTAAAGAAATTTAATGTAGTATCAGTTAGACCAGAAATTGTGGATCCAGAAACAACAAGTATTTTGTTAACTTCAAATGTTAAATTCAATGAACAAACAACTGCTAAGACAGCAGACACAATTAAATCAAATGTAATTACATCATTAACTAATTACAATACAAACACACTAAATCAATTTGATGGCGTATTCAGATATTCAAAAATTATTGGATTAATAGATAATACTGACACTAGTATTGTTTCAAACATTACAACACTAAAAATTAGAAAAGAGTTTACACCGACTATAGGAGCATCCACAAGATATGATGTTTACTATAGAAATGCTCTTTATAATCCTCATTCAGGCCACAATAGTGCGGCTGGTGGTATTTTAACATCTACAGGTTTTAAAATTGATGGTGATACATCTACAATATTCTTTTTAGATGATGACGGTCAAGGAAATGTTAGACGATATAGTTTATCAGGTTCAACAAGAGTTTATGCTAACAGTTCACAAGGTACAATAGATTACACGACAGGTCAAGTAACAATCAATTCATTAAATGTATCAGTAGTAGAAAATATTAGAGGTGCAGCTTCAAGTGTTATTGAATTAACAGTTGTGCCTAGCTCAAATGATGTTGTACCTGTTAGAGACCAGATTTTAAATATCGACACATCAAACTCAACAATCACGGTAGAAGCAGACACCTTTGTTGGCGGCTCTGCTAGTGCAGGTGTAGGTTATACGACAACAAGTAGTTATTAAGGAATTGGTAAATGGCAAAATTTACTAACAAAATATCCAATCTCATAAACACTCAGGTTCCTGAGTTTGTTTTACAAGAACATCCTAAATTTGTAGAATTTTTAAAATCTTACTACACCTTTATGGAATCAGCAGAGATTTCTGTAACAAGTGTTGAAGTAACAGATGGACTTAGACTTGAATCAGAAATAACAACGGACAATAGTGTATTACTTTTGAACGCTTCTCGTTTAGATACAGATAGAACACAATTAGATAGTGGCGATAAGTTGATGTTAGAAGATTCAACTTATGGAAAATTTACTAGAGGAGAAACTATAACTGGTCAAACCTCAAAAGCGACATCCGCTATTTTAAACGAAGACTTAGCAAATGGCAAGCTTTATATTTCTGCTCAAAATAAATTTATTGAAGGAGAAATATTAATTGGTTCTAATTCAAATGCTCAATGTATTTTAGGAAACTATAGACCAAATCCAGTAAATAATATACAAGAGTTATTAGATTTTAGGGATCCTGATAAAGTTGTTTCTAACTTCTTAACTAAATTTAGAAATGAATTTTTAAATACAATACCAGAAAATTTAGATACAGCTTTAGATAAAAGAAACTTAATTAAAAATATTAAATCAGTTTACAGAGCAAAAGGTACTAGTAGAGGTCATCAAATATTTTTTAGAATGTTATTTGGTGAACCATCAGAAACAGTTTATCCTAGAGAACAAATGTTGCGTGTGTCTGACGGTAAATGGACAACTAATAAAGTATTAAGAACGATACAAGGTACTAATATTGCCGGAGATACATCATTATTAATTGGTCGTACAATAACAGGTCAAACTTCAAAAGCAACAGCTCTAGTTGAAGCAGTTTCTAAATTTCAAATTGGTGCAAACGAAGTCACAGAGTTTACTTTAAATGAGGCTACAATAGTTGGTTCTTTTATAACAGGTGAAGAAATACGAGGTACTGAATCAGATACAGCTTCATCATTTATTAAAGTTACATCAACAGGTATTCCAGGTACAGTTACAATTACAAATGACGGTATCTACAGTAATGAAAATGATAATGTTGCAATTACAGGTGGTGGTACAGGCGGTCTTGTTACTGTTGACGCAGTTGGTAACGGAGGTATTACAGATTTTGTTATTGACAATGCTGGTACAGGATATGAAATAGGCGATGAATTAGTTTTCAATAATGCAAACACAAGTGGTGGTGGCGCCTCAGCAGCCGTATCTCTTGTAAATGGTGGCCTTCAAGTTGAAGGTACTACCGAAGACCATATTATATTAGAAGACCAAACTGTTATTGGTGACCCATATTCAGGTAACAAAGTTGTACAAGAAAGTGGAACAGGTAACGGTGCAATCACAGATATACGAATTATTAATTCCGGTTCAAACTATGTAAAAACACCTATAGTTACAATTTCATCAACAGCAGGAGAAAGTGCTTCTGTTTTTGCTCACGGTGATGAAATAGGAAAAGTTTTAGGATTAAAAGTGGTAGAATCAGGTGCAGAATATAATCAGTCGCCATCTCCACCAACTTTATCTATTCCTGGTTATATGATAATAAAAGATATATCAGGTTCTTTTGTTACAGATTTAGCGTTATCTTCCGTTGATAGTTCTAGTACAGCTATTTCAGCTACATCAGGAACATTTGATTCAACAAGACAAATTTTAAAATTTACAGCAGCTTCAGGAACATTCCAAGTTGGCAGAGAAGTTACATTAAGTAATGGTGCTACTGCTACGATTGCAAAAGTAGACCAACCAACAGCAACAGTAAATGTTGTTGCATTAGCTGATACTGCCGGAACATTTGTAAATGAAGATGGACATATTTCAGATGACGCAATGAGAATACAAGATAGTTTATACTATCAGGACTTTTCATATGTAATTAAAGTTGGTCGTGTTATTAATGATTGGAGAGATTCATTTAAAAAGACTATGCACACAGCAGGTTTTTATTTTACAGGTCAAGTAAATATTGAAAGTAGAATTAGTGCTCAGATTTCACAACCAGTTGATGGTATCATATCAGGTATTGAAGAAAGTCCAATCTTTGGAGTTATTACACAATTATTCTCAACTATATTTGGTAGAAGACTTGGTACTACAGATGATGGTACAACTCAAAGAGCAAATGCAGAATTAGGTGTGGATCCAGATTTTGATGATAGTACAATCGAACACTTCCCTCAAAATACTAGAGATATTACTTTAAGAAGACACATGACTATCAAGCTAAGTCAAAGAAGTACATTATATAATATTACAGATAGAGGCGATACTTTTTTAAGAGGTTTTGCTTATAGTGGACCTACAATGAAAAGATTAGATATTTACAATAATCCATTTAGTTCAAGTAATATGTATTCTGGAACACATACAAATGCTCAGACCACAGCTATTGCAGGAAGTATAAACGGTACAAACCGTTACATATCTCCTATGAAGATGGCCAATTGGGCTGACCATAGAGTAGAAGGATTTAGTTCAACATCTATAGATGGTGAGAGATTTCAAATAGAAGAATACGCAGTAGGTCAAATGAAACAACCTATAACAATACCGACTGAAATTATAGTATCTGCTCCGGCGGAAGAGTTTTCATTAACTTCAATAACATTTGACCAAACTGACAAAACTTTTGATGTAGCGTAGCAAAACTTGTATAAATATTAGAGAAATAAGAGAGAAAAATGGCAAAACAAACAATTAACATAGGTTCTTCAGCAAATGACGGCTCAGGTACTACAATCCGTGCTGGCGGTGACCTAATTAATGATAACTTCAATGAAATCTATTCAGCATTCGGTACTGGTACAGCATTAAGTACAACTGCTTTTACAATAGTTGATGAAAGTTCTACTGAATCAACAATTTCATATGGTGAAAGACTTGCTATTTCAGGTGGTACAAATTTAACATCAACTGTATCTGGTGATTCTGTAAATATAACACTAAATACTACAGTAACAGGATTAACAAGTGTACAAACAGAAACATTAACAAATGCTTCTGGTAATTTATTAGTAAGTAGTGCTACTAATATAACAGAATTTAGAGGTAATGGTTCTTCTATTGAAGGCCAAATTAAATTAAATTGCCATGCTAACTCACATGGTCAAACAATTAAACCTCAACCACATAGTGCAAGTGTAACAAACACTATGTTGTTACCACAAGGCGGTAACTCAACTTTAGTTTCAGAGATTGCAACGCAAACTCTAACAAATAAAACAATTGGTGTTGGCCAATTAACTTGTATAACAAGAGCATATACAGGTGACGGTTCAACAGTTGCATTTACTGTTACAAGTGGGATGACAGTTAATAATGTTTTGGTATTTTTAAATGGTGTTTTCCAAAGACCTACAACGGACTATGCAGTTTCGGGAACCACATTAACTTTTGGAACAGCTCCTGTTTCAGCAGACAATATATTAATTAAGGAACTGTAATAAATAGAGGATAACAATGGTACAAAAAATTAAAAGTTCAAACCTAGACGCTGACATTCTTACAGGTAATACAGAGTTAGCTGAATCGGCTAATAATGCCGATACGGTATTAGTACATGATACAAGCGCAGGTTCATTAAAGAAAATTCAAGTTTCAAATCTAACTGCTCAGGCAGGAGATGGTTTAGCTAAATCAAGCACAACACTTTCTGTTGATATTCCAAATACAACTTTATTAAGTGCTGGCGCAGCTGCAAATGATGAAGTTTTAATTTACGATACATCAGCTGGTGCATTAAGAAGTATTACACAAACAAACCTTTTAAATTTTCCAACAGTTTCAAGTGTGTCGCCAACAAATGTAGTTTCAGGTGATGGAACAGGCAATCATACATTTGTTATTACAGGTATTGGATTTACAGGTGCAACAGCTAGTTTAATAAATAGTTCTGGTGCTAGTGTATCTTTTGCTTCACAAACAGTAGATAGTGCTACTCAAATAACAGGCGTTATCGCTAAATCAAATTTACCAGGTTCAGGCGAACCTTATGATGTGAAAGTAGCTGCGGCTTCAGGACTGACTTCTTCATTAGATAATCAAATTAATATCGACCAATCGCCGGTGTTTAGTACATCAGCAGGTTCATTAGGTACTGTTTCTGACGGTGCTAGAGGTTCTGCTTCATTTACAGTTTTAGCTGCTGATCCAGAATCAGGCGGTGATGTAGTTTACACTTTAGAATCAGGTTCATTACCAGCAGGTTGTTCATTAGCTTCACAAAGTTCAGGATGTGTTTTATCAGGATTTAACGCAGTCGGTTCAAGCACAACATCAACATTTACTATTCGAGCTAAAGACGCTGCTTCAAATGTAACAGACAGACAATTTACAATTACCGTAATACCACCAACTTCAGAATCATTCACATCATCTGGTACATTTAGTGTACCAAGTGGCGTATCAGCAGTAGATGTATTAATCGTTGCTGGCGGTGGTGGTGGAGGTAGAGAAGCTGGCGGTGGCGGTGGTGCAGGTGGTTTAATTTATAGACCAGGTTTTCCAGTTACACCAGGCGGAACAGTTTCAGTTACAGTTGGTGATAAAGGTGATGGTATAGACGATAGTCATAATAATTCAACTAGCCCAGGTGGAGATTCAGTATTTGGAACATTAACTGCTAAAGGCGGTGGCGGTGGTGTAGATGGCGGCGGCCCTGGACAATCTGGTGGTTCAGGCGCAGGTGGTCATGGTAACTCACAAGCAGCTGGTGGTGGAGCTACTCAACCTACTCAATCAGGCGAATCAGGAAACTACGGATTTGGTAATATAGGCGGAAGTCATGTAACACCAGGCACAGATGCTCCTGGCGGTGGCGGCGGTGGTGCCGGTGCAGCTGGTAGTGATAGTAGAAATCCAGGACAAACTGGCCAAGCTGGCGTAGGAAAAGCATACACCATTGCAGACGGTACAACTTCAGTATATTACGCTGGTGGCGGAGGTATTGGAAATGGAAGTCCTCCTTCACAATCACCGGGTGCCGATTCAGTATTTGGAACATTAACTGCTAAAGGTGGAGGCGGTGGTGTAGATGGCGGCGGCGATGGACAATCTGGTGGTTCAGGCGCAGGTGGTCATGGTAACGGT